ACCAAGGAGAGTGTTCTGACTGTTCTGAACGAGAACACCCCGCTGAAACAGTGGATGTCTGAATTTGAGATGGTCGGTACTGAACTCGCGGAGGAAGACATCATTTTCTCTGGTGGCACTGACGGTGATGACCTGACTGACAGTGACTATGTGGATGCTCTGTCGATGATTGACTTCCTCGACGATGTGACCTTGGTCGGCATCCCCGGTCAGACCTCTCGTGTCATCAATGACGCTTTGCTGGCGTACTGTGACAACAATGAGCTTTTCCCCATCCTTGATATGCCTCGTGGGTCTACTCCCGAAGAGACCAAGGCGTATCGCAAGACCATCAGTGCGTTTACTGGCTGTCTCGCTTATCCTTGGGGTAAGATGAATGACCCGCTGACCGACACGCTGAAAGCTGTCCCCACTGTGGGTCATGTCATGGGTGTGTATGCCCGTGTCATCGAAAGTCGCGGAGTGTTTAAGGCTCCCGCTGGTCTCGAAGCTGTTGTGCGTGGCTTCATTGAGATGGAGACTGCACTCACTCAGACCAACATCTCTACTCTGAACCCTGTCGGTGTCGTGTGCATCGTGTCGAGACCCAATGCGGGTATCGTCATCTGGGGTGCTCGTTCCTTGAATGGTGCTGATACCACCATGCGCTATGTGTCTGACGGTTTGCTGAACCTCAACATTAAGCGTTCCCTGTATAACGGCACTCAGTTCGCTGTGTTTGAGCCGAATGACGAGAAACTGTGGAAGAGGGTGAACACCACTTGTAAGTCCTTCCTCGAAAATCTCCGCACTCAGGGCGCATTGAAGGGTGACGCTACCGAAGCCTACTATGTCACGGTGGACAGTTCCAACAACACTGACTACACGATTGCAGAGGGTCAGTTGAATATCGAAATCGGCTATGCCCCTGTTAAACCCGCCGAGTTCGTCATCATCAAGCTGGCTCACTCTATCGTGAGCAATGAGTAAAGGAGGTACACCATGAATAAGTTTGCTCAGTTCCTTATGGACGCTGTTGCTACCAAGGCACACGCTGTTCGTACCTTCACTGCTGACCCCTTGCAGTCCTACAAGTTTCAGGTGAGCATCAGCGGCATCCCCGCCAGTATCGGGTTTAAGTCCATCTCTGGTCTGTCCCGTGAAGTTGCTGTGGTGGAGTATCTTGAAAACCTCTTCGAGTACACCCATAAGTTCCCCGGCAGAGAGACCGTTGGTGAAGTTACCTTCGAGCGCGGTATGTACGGCGGTGATGAGACCCTGTGGAACGCCTATAAGTCCATCTTCTCTGCGTCTACCGCAGTACGGCGTGACGTGACTATCAATGTCACTGACCGCTGGGGCAGTATCCGTCGCACGTTCCAGCTTGCCGAGTGCTGGTTCAGTAAGTTTGAGACTGGTGACTTCGACGCTGAAAGCAACGAGGTCATCATTGAAACCCTGACCATGCAGTTTGAGAACTTCCTGTAATAACAGGAGAAAGCGCATAGTTCAAAATACAAATCCTCCACTTGCAAAAGTGGAGGATTTGGTCTATAATATAGAAAGAACACGCAGACCGTGTTTAATCACATGAGTAATGGAGGTATTTATCATGGCATTAAAGAAGAGCACGACTGATGAACTGGAAAAGGTAGAGAGCCAGCTTGATGCGGAGGAACAGCGCAAGCTCGACCCCACATCTCCCATGACTGATGAAGATGGTATCGTCCGTGACGTTCCTCTTCTCGCGGGGTATCTCGACAAGAACGGTATCCTGCATGACACCTTCTCTTTCCGCGAGATGGACGGTAAAGACGAAGAAGCTATCAACAAAGCTGACGTGCGCAACAACGGTGCTAAACTCGCTAACGTCCTGTGTGAACGCTGTGTCATTGCCATTGGGTCTCTTGAGAAGAAAGACCACCGCTCCGAGTGGGGTCAGATTATTCGCTCTATGCTCGGCGGCGACATCGACTATATGGTGTTCAAAATCCGCGAGTTGAGCAAAGGCTCTGACGTTGAGTTCACCCACAAGTGTCCCAACTGCGGTCAGAAGTTGACCACCATCATGGACACCAGCGAGTTCAATATCAAGCCCTTTAACGGTATGCGCGAAGTTCCCTTTGAACTGCCCCGTGGTTACAAAGACCACAAGGGTGTTGTTCACAAGACTGGTGTCCTGCGTCTTGCCACTGGTCTTGACAGGGAAGTCATCACCCCGATTATCCGTAAGAACTTCTCCACGGCGACCACTATGCTCCTGACCCGTTGTATGACCTTTAGTGACGGTATTACCGCCACTCAGCAGAATGTGTCCAGCATGGTGCTCCGTGACCGCAAAGTCCTCGAAGATATTTTGAGAGAGAACGCCTTTGGTGTAGACACTACCATTGAAGGACTGATTTGTGACAACTGTGGTCAGGACATCAGCGGTGAGATTGGACAGTCCGATTTTTTCTAATGGGTGCAATGTCCTTTGTAACAGAGGATATTCTTGCACACATAGACATGGACTTGACCATCGTTGAAATCCACAACCTCGCCTACTTCTATCATTGGGACTATAATGCCTGTTGGCATTGCCCCTGTACAGAACGCGGCGTGTTTAATGACCAGATAAGGCAGCAACTAAAAGCGGAAAGTAAGAGTGCTAAAGGTGGCTCTTCCAAAGCACCAAAATACAAAGAGAGCAAGTAGTGTGCAGAAAGGAGGTAGCCAGCAGTGGATAGTTTTGGGCTTGGTCTCATACTCTCTTTCACTGATAATGCCACAGCAGGTATCAACAGTGCAGTTAATTCCTTGCAACAACTGACCAATACAGCAAGTTCAGCCAGCGCGGAGCTAAACCAGATGGCTTCTCTGACTGCGTTTAGCAGTATTGCATCTGAGATGGGCAGCACTATGACGAGTGCTGGTGCTGCCATCATCTCTACCTTTGGTCAGGTCATCTCAAAAGTGAATGAAACGGGACAGACCCTCATGTATGCTGAAAGTCAGTTGAACAAGCTATATGAGGGTAGTTCTCGTACTGGTAAAGATGTCCTCAATGACATCTCGCAGTACGCCAAGACCAGTATTTTTGAGTTTGAGCAGCTTATACCCTCGGTGATTATGCTGAAAGCAAATGGCATTGAAGCCTTTGATGCTATCACCTCTTCCTCTGGTAAGTCTTCACAGATGTTGATGGACTACGCCGCAGACCTCGCCGCATTTAATCCTCAGATGCGCAACGCCTATGGTACTGGTATTCAAGCCGCTATGGGCGCATTAAATGAGTATATCTCTGAGGGCAATACTCTGTCCCTTAAACGAGGTGCTTCTCTTGATATTCTGGGATTGCTTGGGGAAGAAAAGGGCGCAACTATGGAAGACCGCGCCCGTCAAGTAGCAGACCTCATGGAGCAGTTGAACATGGTGGGAATGACCGCTTCTCTCGCACAGTCTCCCATGACTAAACTTTCTAACATGAGTGACACCTTGTTCCAGTTCCTTGGTATGGTTTCTAACAGTGGTGTCTACGACCAGTTTAACAGCATCATCTCGGTGTTTGCAGACTTTGTGAATAATATCCCCGAAGAACGGTTGCAAAGTATCGCCGCAACCGTAGGGTCTGCTCTTTCCTCGATAATGAAACCAATCGAAGTGGTGGCGAAGAGAGTTGTCCAGCTTGCGGACGCTTTTCTCATTCTGCTTGAAAATAACCCCGGACTTGCAAAGACAGTAACTATTATCACTGCCCTTGTAGGTGTTCTTCTCCTGTTTGGTGGTATTGCACTTAAAGTTGCTGGGTCTTTGGGTTATTTGACCCTCATGCTCAAGTCTCTCAGCACGTCTTTTTCGTCCATTGGGACTATAATGAAGACTGGTGCTTTGAAGATTATGGGTGCTCTCATTCCCCTTACTCTCGCTCTTGGTGCTATGTACCTTACGTGGAAACATGACTTGTTCGGTATCAGAACCACAGTAACCACGTTTTCCACAGGGGTGTCCAATTCCTTTAAGACCGCGAAGAGTGCCATTGGTGGTAGCCTTGAGGACATGAGAAATATCCTCTCCACCTTTGACACACAAAACAACTTCTTTGATGGTCTTACCGTTGCCATTATGAAGCTCATGGTAGTTGGAAGAGCACTCGTAGAAGGGTGGAACACCTTCCAACTGTCTGATGACACGTTCCTTAGAGCGCAAGAGTTAGGTATTCTTCCTCTCATCGAAGCACTGTTTAACCTCAAGTTCCGCTTTGATAATTTCAAGGATGGTTTCATTGAGGGACTGAACATTGTCAGTGAGCGTGTCAAGAGTTTCTTTGGTTTCCTATCGCAAGCATTTAAGGGGACTATCTTTGATACCCTCTTTGACAAGATTACTGGTCTGTTCCAAGCATTGACCAACAATGACCCCGCTACGTGGAAGAATTTTGGTCGTGTTATTGGTGAAGTCGCAGCCAGCTTTATCCTTGTTGCTGGTGCTTTGAAAGTGCTGAATACCGTTCTCCGTCCCTTTACTCGTACTGGTGGTATTCTTCCGACAGTCCTTGGTGGTGGGCGCGGTGGTAGAGGTGGCAGTAGTGGTGGAGCATCTGGTGGTGGTTTGCTGAGTAACCCCGCGAAAGTGTTAAAGACTATGGGTAGTCTTGCTATCATTATTGGTGGCTCTGCTCTCGTCATCACTGCTCTCGGCGGTCTTATGAACAATCCCTATCTCAACACCTTCTTGCAACAAGGTGTGACCATCCTCCCCGCGTTGTTTAAGGGCATCCTTCCTCTTGCTGGTGGTGTCGCAGTGCTGAGTGTGCTGTTCGCCGCAATGAATATGTTAAAGCTCAATCCGAAGGCTGCACTCACTGGTATTGGAAACCTCGCAATCATCCTGCTGGGATTTGAAGTGATTATCACTGCTATGGGTGCTCTTGCATCCATCCCCGGCTTTGCAGATTTCATCAGCACTGGTGCGACTACACTGCTGTCCCTGATGGGAACACTCGAAGCAATGTTTAATCTGAAAGCTCTTGCTGTGATGGGTCTCATTGCTGCGTTTGGTCTTATCCCTGTTACTGTTGTTGCTATGGGTCTTGCCAACTTTGCTATCATCCTTGGTGGCATGACCTTGCTGATTTCCGCGTTTGCCGCGCTCCAAATGATACCGGGCTTTAATGACTTCATAGTCAGTGGTGGTGACACACTCGCCCTGTTGTTTGAGCAGATTGGCAAGATTGCGGGAAGTGTTGTAGGTGGTTTCGGAATTGGTGTTACCAACGCTTTGCCTGAGATTGCCAATAATCTCGCTGAGTTTGGTGAGAACTTGCAACCGTTCTTTAGTGCTCTGTCTGGTGCTCCCCTGTCCGAGATTGGTGAGTTCGCCACTCAGATGGGTGCGTTCTTCCTGATGCTGGGTGGTCAGCAGCTTCTCAGTTTCTTCACGGGAGACCTTGACCTTGTTGGGATTGGTCAGCAACTCGGTGACTTTGGTGTTGCCGCCACTCCGTTCTTTAGCTCTGTTGCCGCCTACCCCGAAGCAGGTCTTGAAAAAGCTCCACGTGTGTTTGAGGGAATTGTAGGAATTGGACAGTACAGCTTCAAAACAGGTGGTATTGCACAGTTCTTCACTGGTGAGACAAGTCTCTCTGTCATCGGTGAACAGCTTGCGTCCTTTGCGCCCAATGGTGCTACGTTCTTTAATGCTGTCGCTGGTTACTCTGAAAGCGGTCTTGAGAAAGCACCTAAAGTCTTTGAAAGTATCGCTGGCATCGGTCAGTACAGCTTCAAGACTGGCGGCGTAGCACAGTTTTTTACAGGCGAGACCAGCCTGACAGTGATTGGTGAACAGCTTGCCGCTTTCGCACCTAATGGTACGACCTTCTTCAACACCGTTGGTGGTAGATGGAAGATCACATCGATATTATGTAATACAAACAAATGATGATTGTTATAAAAGAGAAGTGTATCTTCGTGTTGTTGATCAAATTATTCAAGAGCTCGACAATCGGTTTGATGAGGTAAACATGGAGTTGCTCGTTTGCATGTCGGCTTTGAATCCCTCAAATTCATTTGCTTCTTATGATGCACAAAAGGTAATGAGACTTGCCCAATTCTACCCCGATGACATATCAAGCATGGATTTGATTAGGCTTGAGTTCCAACTTGAAACCTTTATTGATGATATGAGAAAAGATG